GTAACTCTACCTAAGTGTCACTGTGCGTCATTCTAAGGCACCTAGAAGGCACGAACTATAGTCCACCTAAGTCTTACTATTCCTGAAGACTATCGTGGCTCCTAGAGTCGGTAAAAAACCCATTACAAAAGACACCTCCGTTTGCTCTATCTTGTTAAGAGGGAAGTGTGTGTTGTAATAGGTTCATTGTTTGCATGATAGGTAAGACCTAAGTCCTACCCAAGTTCGATCTGTTTTGTTACACGTTTAGCACGGTCACCGACTTGAGCCGCCCAACGGGATTTCATCATCTCGACTGAAGCTTCTTTGTATTTCCCGGCTTTGATAAGAGCTAGGGAGTTCTTGAACTTCAATAGAGTACCGATACCCATGTTGAATGTCATGTTGGTAAGAGCTTCCTGACGAGCTTGAGTCAGACCTGCAACCCACGGAAGGTTTTTGATAAGGTCAGCCTTAGCTTTTGCTACGTCATTGCGAAGGAGGAACATTGCCTCCTCTTTGGAAATACCAACATCATCAAGGTTGCGACCAATACCAATCGTAAGTTTCCCTACAGTGTCCCGGTAAGGTTTACTGCGGAAGCCTTCATCAACAAAGAGTTGTTCCTCTAGTGTTGCCATTGGTTTGAGTCTCCTTTATTATATGTTTAGTAATGACTACAAGTGTCACTTTAGTCTCTATAGGAAGAGTTATAGTCTGACTTAAGTATTACTATAGTGTTACTTAAGTAATTTCTTTAGCCTTTCCCCTTCCCCTATAGTGCGCCCTTTCGGTGGGAAGGGACTTTGATGGGTGTCTAGAAATACCCTTGTTTTATCAAGATTTGTTATAGTTTCCTTACACGTTTACATACTTCAACCGTGACTTAGCCTTAGCCTCACCGAAGAATTCCTCAAGTGCTTTTCGGTCTTGCTCTTGTCGGAGCTTCTTTGCTAACTTGTCGGGGTCTGCGGCGAGACGATTGGACCAATAAGCCACCGCCATAGCCAAGACATCCAGTCGGTCATCGTGACGTAAGGAGTTCCTGTCGGCTGTGATATGGGTCATCTGATAGAAGAGGCTGTACTGATACTGATTAGTCTCCATCGATTGAAGGAACTTGAGGTCCTCTGCCACAACACGATAGTCAAACACAAGTCTATGACGTGCGATGACAGGCTCAAGTGTGTCTAGGATACGCTTCTCCTTTTGACCGGAGACCTTGAACTCCTCAAGTCCGCAAGGGTAGACCGATTGCATGACAGGTTTGAGGAGTTGGGTATACATACCGTCACCGAAGTTAGCCTCGATAAGAATCTTATTGACTTGATTGTCCTTCGCGATCTCCATGAGCTTGATAAGGGTTTCAGTATCGTAACCTCCCTTGAGCCCACCTGCGGCTGTGACATAAAGATAACCATTGAGGAACTTGACGACGGCATAAGCTGTTTCGTCGGTACCACGACCTGAGGGGTCAACACACATGATACTCCCGGCGTACGGAACGTAGTCACTATCGATCCACATAGGTTCGTACCAACGGTCACCATCGAAGCCGGGGTTAGGTAGGTCCTTGAGCATTTGCTTAGGTCCTGACCCGTAGCTGACTGACATAGGTCCTTTCTCAAGGGCTAACCCCATGACAATGAGGTCAGACACCCGGAGAGGGTATCGTTCAGCATCGGTGAGGCTCGTGTCAAGCATGAACTGAAGGGCGTATCCGGATTTCCCATAGGATAGCCGACGTTCTGCGAGGTCAGGTCCGGTAAAACGACGAGGATCGGTTGGAGTCCCGGCGGGGACACCTCTCTCCATCATCTTGACAATAGAGCGGTGAAGTGCTCCATTATATTTGTCTTCGGATGGAACTTCAGCCGTCCATATCTGACAGTGATAGCCGCGCTCACGCAACTTATTGTAAATCGATTGCTCAGTCTGAGGTGTACCGAGGTAAAGGATCGTGGATGTCTTCTTTGGGGTTAGGATAGCCTCGAACTCCATGACACGACCTAAGAGTTTCTCTCGCATATCTTCGGTGGCTGAGTTGTTTGGAACTTCAACGTCGTCTCCGATGATTACATCAGCACGCGATCCGGTCAACATTGAGGTGATACCTAAAGATTTGACTGAAGGGGCATGAGAGGCACCTGCGGGTCCGACATCAAACGCCACCTTAGATTGTCTTTGGTCATTTGAAGGGATAAGGTGTTGAAGGATCGGCATTTCATGAATGAGACGCTGAGTGAATATAGAAAAGTCATCGGCACGTTGTTTGGATGCAGAGACAACTAAGATTTTAAGCTGAGGGTCGCGGAGGAGCAACCAACAAACGAAGGCTGAAGTAATCCATGACTTACCAACTCCTCGGAACCCCTCAATGATTTTACGTTTCTCATTCGGGTCTTGGAGGTAAGCGGCTACCTGATATTGTACTTTGGTTGGCTCAGGTAGGTTTAGATGTTTCCAAGTGACGAAAAGGAAGTTCCTGAAGTCTCCTGTGATGGAATCCATCTGTTCTTGAGTGTAATTTAAAGGGATTTGCATTGTGTTCCTTGAGGGGTTATATGAGGGATGCCGTCAGAGGCACGTAGAGGTACCGTAAACGCATGAACTCTCAGTAAGAAGACTGTGAGTCTACTTTAGAGTATTCGTGCCTTCACGGGCTTTATTTGAAGGATTATGAGAGGTTCCCCCGGAGGGGAGGGTTACGCGTGGTTAAAGTCATCCTCGTAGTCATCATCGAGTTCCGCGTCAGTATAAGGAAGAGCCGCCGCCACTGCGGAAGCTACGTTGCCTAGGTACTGCTTTGGGTCACCCTTAGCATTATCAAGAGTGATTGAGTTGTCTTTGAGGAGGGTGAGTGCATTCTTGATGTCACTCGGAGAGGCTTCGTCACTTTGGACTGAAGCTAATACTCGTTTGATAGTAGCGAGCTGAAGTTCTCCTAAGAGTTTCTCAAGCTCGATGTACTGCTCTTTGGTTACTGTCATAACCCAAGTGCCATCTTAAGAGTCTCAACGACTCCGATCTCTTGAGCGACAAAGAAGGACACACCACCCACCAACCAATACTTGATTTTGATAAAGGTATCTTTGATGGTCATCAAGACATCCCGGAGTTCTTTGTGGGACTCCTTGAGTTCTCGAATCTCTCTATCATGAGCTTTGACGATGACTTTTAACTCACTGATTTCGTGCTCGTGCATCTACACCGCCTTAACAAGGTCAGTTAGAGTGTACGGATTTCCTTTGGAAGCCACTACAGCTTCAACTACAACATCAGCAAGTTTGTTGTCGATCTCTGTGTCTGTTTTGTTTAGAAGGTACTGAAGACCTTCACCTATGAGAGTTTTGATTGTCTGCGTCGATAGGATCGCAAATAAGATTTGAACGAACATTAGTTCTCCTTTGGGTGTTGTTTTATTTCCAAACTGCGGTTGAACCTTCGTCATCCTCGATTGACTTGATGCAGTGTTGCTTCTCGAATCGATTGAGGAATAGACAAAGGTAATAGCAGGGTTTCTTGTCGAGGCGTTTACCACAGCGAGAACTTATTGTCTCATCCGGGTCACCACCAACGATGGTGTTTACGAATTGGTCAAAGCCAATCAGGATGTTCCATAAGTAACGCATTGGTTAGAGCTTTGAGGCTTCGATGAAGTAGGCATCAAGTTCATATGAGGTGAGACCTAATAGAGGGGCTAGGTCGATTACGAACTGATTGCTACGTTCAACTTGAAGGGCTAGAGTCCACTCATCCATTGCATCTTGACTTGACGCTAAGATTGCGTTGAAGGTGTCCCATAAGGAATGGAGTTTAAGGACTCGCATTAGTTGGACTTTGGTGATTGCTTCAGGAACTACAAGTGGACGGGTGTCCTCGATTAGACCTAAGTCCATCGCTTGAGTTTCGGTTACAAATTTACCGGAGACATATAGTTCTCCGATGCGGGCTACACGAGTGTCATCTTCATTGAACTCATCGTATTGCACACAGGTTAATCCTGTGGAATCACGATAAGATTGGATGAAGTCTTCTGTAGCAACTATTACATTTGTCACTACACCATCTTCTACGACGGCATAATAATTTGGTGTTACTTCTTGTTCTGACATTAGATTCTCCTTTTAATTACCAATATACGATTACTTTGCCTGAGCCACCTGCTCCTCCCGATGCTCCGGTTTGTGTAGCTGTCCTTGCTCCTCCGTTAGAACCGTTGGTACAGGTAGAAGTCCCTCCTATCCCACCTGAGGTAGTCCCTCCTGTAGCAACTGTACCATAAGGAAAAATCCCTCCATACTCATTACCTCCATTACCTGAGGCGGCTGTTGAGCCTGCTCCTGGGGAAGCTGAAGCTCTTGCGCCTGCTCCTCCTCCGGAGTTAAGAGATGTTCCTCCTCCTCCTCCTCCGGGTGCTCCGGGGAATATATAAGAACCGAACGAAGTCGCCCCTCCAGCTCCACCTGAGGTCCCTCCGGCTTTAGATGTTCCTACTCCTCCTCCTCCTCCGGCTCCAATAGTCACAGCTTGGTTTCCTCCGGGAGTGACAGATAATATAATAGGGGAACCAAACACGCCTGCTCCTCCACCACCACCTGCGCCTCCTCCTGTAATAGAAGCATTCGCACCACCTCCTCCTCCACCTGATCCCGCATATCCGGGTACGACCATAACTTTAGTCACACCTTCCGGGACAGTAAAGGTACCACTAGATGTAAACGTCTGTGAGTTCTGTGGTAGACCTCCCGCCGAGAATGACGCAAGCTCTCCCTGAACGTACGCTGTGGTAGCAATTTTGGTTGAGTTATCATCAGCCGCCGGGGTTGGAGCTGTAGGTGTCCCTGTAAGTGCCGGGGAAGCTTTAGCCTGAGCCACAGCCGACGCAATAGCAAGCTTAATCGCATTAGAGGAGGCATAGTTACCTGACTCAGCGGAATCGATAGCGTCACTTAAGCTTCCTAACGCGATTGTTTCACCTACCGAAAGGTGTCCATTAAGCACACGTCGAATGAGTACCCATAATGTCCCATTCCAATAACGTGTTTCAGCCCATTTTGAAGCTGTATTATATAGGGTTACTTCGTCTCCACTAATAACCCCTCCAACAGGAAGAGCATTAGCTGTAGCATCTGACCACGTTGTACCCGCTACACTTGAGAAGAAGCCGCGTGAACCACGGGCACCTGTAGCACCTGCGGGACCTGTAGCACCTGTTGCTCCGGTTAATCCTGTTGGTCCTTGAAGACCTGTTGGACCCTGAGGACCTGTAGCTCCCTGAGGTCCGGTTGGACCAGTCAATCCTTGGATACCTTGAGGTCCTTGCGCTCCGGTGTCACCTTTTAGACCCTGGGGACCCATAGGACCTTGAGCACCTGTTGCTCCGGTTAATCCAGTATCACCTTGGATACCCTGAGGACCAACTGCACCTTGAATCCCTTGAGGACCCTGAGGACCAGTTAAGCCTGTATCTCCGGTATCACCTTTGTCACCTTTGTCCCCCTTAAGTCCTTGAGGACCAGTTGGACCTTGCTCACCTTGGATTCCTTGAGGACCCTGAAGTCCTTGTGGTCCAGTATCTCCGGTGTCCCCTTTGAGACCTGTAACCCCCTGAGGTCCACGTCCGAATGGGATAGCGTTAGACCACACTCCCGGTGTTTCATCGATGCGAAGGTATAAGTTACCATTCTCGATGTCTAGGTAAGAGAACCCTCGTCCCATAATGTCGTATACGTCACGGTCTGCGAAGGTTCCAAACTCATCTACGGTAAAGGCTGTCCCTTGAGGACCTTCTTCGCCCTGCGGACCTTGAGGACCCATAGGACCCTGAGGACCTGTTAGCCCTTGCGGACCTTGTGGACCGGATTGACCTGTAACCCCTTGGATACCCTGAGGACCTAAGTCCCCTTTGTCACCCTTTGGTCCTGTCGCCCCGGTGTCGCCTTTAGCTCCTTGGATACCTTGGATACCCTGCGGACCTTGAGGACCCATAGGACCCTGAGGACCTTGATTTCCTGTTTCACCGATTGGACCCTGAGGACCTTGAGGACCCATAGGACCCTGAGGTGCCTCATAAGCTACCATTTGTTGATACACTGTCTCAGCCATAGTGACAGCCTCAAGAGCCGCTACTTTACTAAGGTTTGCGCCCTCAGCCGCCTGTGTAACAGTACCACTCGCGTTAGTTATAGTCTCAAGTAAAGAAGAAACTTCAGATTCCGCCGATGTAACCGCTTCTAGGAGTTCATCTACCTGAGTAACCCCTGTACTTAAGAAGTTATCAACGTATTGTTTATTGACAGCATCAGTGCTATCTACAGGATCACCTACATTCTTAATGATGGCTCCACCTGCGTCAACTCTAGTACCATCCCCTGTCTCTACGATTCGGAGGGTAGGGTACTCTAGTTCATCATTGTCTTCTTGATATAGAAAACCGGGCATAATTTCTCCTTGTTAAATTAACCTTTGCGGAGGAACGATGTCACATCCGCGTACTGCCAGTAACCGCCCCATTGATTCTCAGGGTCAAGAGCTTCCCAAAAATCACCGATGGACTTAAGGGTTTCTACGTCCCATATAGGGCTGAACTCTACATCTACGACATCATTACTGATACATAGTTTTGCCGCGAGTTTCTTTAGGTGTTGGCTACTGAGGGATTTGGTCTTCCCTTGTTGATAGAAAAGGGCTTGTTGGTCCTTTGTACGATGTACCTCACCGATTGTGAAGGTCATCCCTTGGGACTCAATAAAGTCCATTAGTTTTCGTAAGTCACGCTGAAATGCGACTTGTTTGTCTGCGAGTGTCATGATTGTGTTTCCTTTTTTGATTGTTTTTGTGTTTGTGAAGTTGTTAGACTACTCCCCATTTAGGGAGCCAGTCCAGTGATTAGTCATTTCATTGACTTTGGTTTGCTTTTGGGATGCCTTGTCGCGGGACTTAAGGATCGCCTCACGTGAACCTGCTTGGTCACTAAGCTCTTCGATCTCTTTAACGACCATACGTCGTGCTCGAATACGGTACTTATTGATGACTCGTTGTAGCCGATCCGCTTTATCCTTAGCATCCTCTTCGTTCTGATACATAGGGCTGTCAATCTGCTCCTGAAGTGCCTCTTTTAGAGACTTACGCCCACCGGGGTTTGCTATGAGTTCATTGTATCGCTCATACTGAGGACCATTGAGTTCCATTTCGACACCCTTGATTGTCACCGCCTTGTTAGGTTGGGTTACATTAAGGCGTACGTCTAGCATTTCCCGTAATACAGGGTCTTGAGAGACCTCATATTCTTGACCTGCACCTGCAACGAAGTTACGCCCTACACGCTCTTTAGGTTCCCCTAAGGCGTTGTAGCGTTTTGTTGCATTCTCGGAGTGAACTTTGGACCATAAAGCCTCGTAAATATCCATAGTTTGACGCTGATAATCATCAGTCGCCTCTTGGACGTTACCCCACGCACCACTATACGGGATGAAGCTCGCCGCTTTGTTCTGCATAAACCGGATAAACGTCTCATCGTTCTCACCGTTGAAGGCATCTATGAACTCTTTCATGCTTTTCATGAACGATCTATTTAGCGTCATGTTCCCTGCGGAAGCCGCGAAAGCTCCTACAAGGTCAGCAAAGTCCTCATCCTCGTCAAGGTGGTAGACTTCCATAGCTTTAGCCATGTCTGCACCGATCCCTAACAGAGTGATGAATGGATCCATTTTCATTAGAGAAGAAGATGTGAGTTTACCGTCCTCTTCAGAGAAAACTGAGTATGGCGCGATGCCATTATCTGCGGCGATCTTCTGCATATCTTTGTCAATACTGCCTACCATATTTCCGGTGGAGTAGAGGTAATGCCCTATGAACCAAATACTCGATCCTATAGCCACCTTAGCTCGCGCTCTAGCCGCTGTTTGTCCTCCGGCTTTGATGTCTTCCATATATCGTTTAGATAAAAGATTGAGACCCGGAGTCATACGTCCGGCGGCTTTGAGTAGATTCACCGGGGTTTGGTAGAAAGGCATTACGAGAATTTTCAGAGGAGCACCCATGTACGGATTATTCAATCCCTGTTGTCCCTTTTGGAGTACAAAGTCAATTCCTGTTGCTACATTCATACGTGCCTCTTCGGTACCCTTCAAGGTGTCACCGAAGTCAACCCCTCGTGGCTGAAACTCCTCTTGGAATGTCATCCTACGGGCGTGCTCAAGAGCCTTCATGTGTGTAGCTTTATTCGGAGAGGAAACCACTCGGTTTACATACGCTTCAATATCAGATGCTTTGGTTAGACCCTGCATCTTGGTTGCGTTCTCATAAGCAATACTTGTGAGTTCTGCACGGTAAGTCACGTTCTTGAAGAACTCATCGATGAAGAGCATAGGTCTGAACGATAAAGCTCTTACGATCTCACCTTTCTTACCCTTAATTGAGAAATTCCCAAATACTTCACCGTTTTCGTTCGACATCTTGTGGACTTTATCCAACTGAGGAGCCTCTTCGACCCATGCTTTCTTCGCTAGATTGAATCCGTCGAAGATACCTCGGTATAACCCCTTCATACGCCACTTTGTAGCTGTAGGGGACCTGGTAATTGCACCTGCAAACTCATCCACAAAGATATTTGCGGCGGAGCTTACGGTATTTGTCACGTGAGTTGTTGGAGCTGAGAGTAGGGCGGCTTGATAATATTCGACAAGACCACTGAGTCCTTTACCATGAGTCTTCCCTGCAAAACGCGCACGTGCCGCCGGGTCTTTCTGTTGGTTGAAGAGCTTGATGATATCATCGATCTCCGCATAGCCGTCCTTTTGTCCTCTACCAATGAGCTGTGCGATGTCCTCACTCGTCATATCCTCGATGTCGAATGCTTTACCGTTCACATTAATACGTCCGGCACTAACAGCCCTTGCGGTGTTGGTAGTGATACCCTTTAAGGTTCCTTGGATAGACTGAAACATCTTTAGGTTGTCAACGAATTGGAGCCTCTCTGCCATTGTGATAGGGTTTGTTGCACTATCCATACGCTTCATTAGTGCATCCGATTGTTCAGCCAAAGCATTCCCATAGCGTAACATGAGGTTCTTTGTTGCCACCAAGATAGCATGAGCGTTCTCAGTGTCCCCTGCAAGCTTCTGAGCTGTGCGAATGAGTGTTGCTTCATCGACACCAACTTCATCAGCGATCTCTTTAGTTTTCACATGAGAGACAACTTCAGTATCCAAAGTCTTAGACGTAAGGATGATTGCATCACGAACCATATTGGTATCATTAAGCATATCCATGTGTTTCTGATTGAAGACACCCGGATCGTCAAGTGTATCTGTAGCTCCGTGACGTGCAAGGATCGCATTGGCTAACTCCTGAGCCTGACCTTGGTCGAGCGTAGTTGAGAGCTTAAGGTGCGTTGAGTCATCATAGAGTTCACTACCATTAGGGACATCAGGTTTGACTTGAGTCGCCTCCTCGGCAATGTTGTCTACGGTGTGCAGAGGTGTTGCTTGAGGGTTTGCCATAGCTTCATCGATAGGTTTGACTACAGGTTCAACCATAGGTGTCTCCGCAACCGGAGGAACTTCCTCAGCTTTACCTTTGGACTTCTTCCCTTTTTTCTTTGGTTTACCTACGTCATCAAACTTTGCACTTATCTCAGCCGCAACGTCCCCTAAGTCTTCATCGTGTTTAGCGAGCTTCAGGTTCTTGACCTGTTTAATCCCCATGAATAGGGCTTCCGCCGCTGTTCCTACTACAGAACCCTCGATGGCATTCTTGAGTTTTCCCTCAAGGACACTATCGTTATTCTCAGCTTTGAGATAGTCTGTGATAGGGTTTGCTAAAGTCGGACTTGATTGAATCAGATTGGAGAGGCGTTCGTCGTGCTCATCGAAGACTGTGAAGTCTGTCATTGCTCCGGCAACTGTTCCTTGTATGAAAGTCTTCTTAGCGTTTGATTTAGCCAGTTCCTTTCCTACAAGTTTAACACCCTCTTTGGCTACATTTATCCCTTGTGCGGCTTTGTTAGCCGGAATAAAACCTGTGATGAACTGAGCAACCCCTTTGGTTACTTCACCCACAGCCGTCTTAGGCTTATGGACTTCTCCTATTAGAGGTTTTTTTACTGTATTGAAAGCTGTATCCACATCCTTTTTTGCTTGAGGTGTTTTGGCTTTTGTTTTCATAACCGCCTTAAGAACTATACCCTCGATAGAGGCATTCTTTGCGAACCACTCTGCTGTTTGTACTGTCTCATCCACTGCTGACGTGGCACCCTGTAATGCACTCCCGAAGAAATCCTTCACGTGGTACGATACAGGGTTTGAGCGTCGATCTATATAATCATCAACCTGCTCTTGTTTGACGACACCTAAACGATAGGCTTCCTCTACTTCGGCAGGTTCATAATCATGTAGCTTCTGTTTTGCCAGTCGCTTACGGTGAACATACGTCATAGCGTCATCATTGGTAATTTGCCCGGCTTTGAGCCGAGCCTCCACATCAGCGGGTTTCAGAGACATGAGGTTAGTTTTCTGTGTTTTTGGTTGTAGGACAGGTTCTCCCATGTCTCCTCCTTATTTTCTTACTGTAGTCCCCGTAGGGCATTGATGGTCTGAGCTTGTTTACTCAAGGGTGGCGGGGCTTTAAGACCTCCGTTCTGCGCGGGTTTAGCTTTAGGGAGCGGTTTACTACCCTGAGGTGTCCCCGCTTTGAGTGTTGGCTTAGTCACCGGAGTTTGTCCCTGAGGCTGTGCTTGAGGCGTTGCTTTCGGTTGAGCTTGAGAAGCCTTTGGTTGCATTGTACGTGTACCATCGAGAGACGGAACATCATCCCAAGCCATGTCAATAGCTTCAGATTGGAGTGTACGCATTTCCCGTGTAGACGGATACCTTTTGTTCTCCGCAATAAACTCCTCGTTTAGGATGTCAAAGTGATACATAGCTGTATTTCTACGTACGTTGTTGTTAGGGTCTTTATCGATACCTGCTGAGTCAGTCCACATTGAGCTATTCATCCCCTCACGTAGGTAACGATTCTTACGTTCCATATAGCGACGATGGTCTTCTTTGTTTCCAAGACCTCCACCGCCACTGCCTTCTTTGTTTGCGCGTGCTTCAGCTCGATTAGAGCGTTGAGACTCATTGTTCTTCGTGAAGATTTTTAGCCATGAGCTACGTGTCAACTTATCACTCAGAGTATTAATCTCATCGTTGGATAGTTTTCCTAACATAGCCTGTGTGTATGCCGCTTTGAAGACAACACCATCATCATCTGTGGCGAAGTTTGCGTTGTCCTCAACGGTGTGAAGAGATTCTAGTAGGGACTTGTACCCCTCAATTTCATTCTTCTCCCCCTTAGCGACAATCTCCGCACGTAGACTAACGAGTGCCGTCGGGTCACGAGTGTCAAGAGTTTCAAGTTTACTCAGGTAATACGATTGGTTTTCCTCACGCACTACCTTACGTTTCGTCTCTTTAGCTTTGTCATGGGTAGCGATAGCGTCAAACACTTGGTTCTTATAGGTATCTAAAGCTCCACCGAAGCGACTCTTTACGTTCCCATCTTCACCCTGTACGTGAATGCCCTCATAGAGACCGTACATCATATCGATAAGGTCTACCGCTGTTTCATCACCATTCATTGCACGCTCTGAGGCTTCACGTCCTAAACGCTCAACCATCATTGAGTCGTAGCGATCTCTTGAGATACCATGAGTCTGAGCATCCTCATATCCGATGTCAATCTGACTTTTGATAGCTTTGATTGCGTCGTCGGTAGGGAGCTTTTGGGTCTGTACCCCATCGATATAATCAGATATACGAGTGTAAGCCCCTGATAGTACCGTCTGAGCACGCTTATCGGAATGACGATTAGTTGTCTCGATGAAAGCTTCAGTGCGTCCTTGGACTACACGTGAGGCTCCCTCATAGGTCAACTCTTTACGGCTCCCCATGTATTCCTGAGGGAAGAACTTACTGTACGTGTTTTGGTACAATTCCTCCATCTTGGTCTCAAGTGTAGCCGGATCGTCGATGTCCGAGAAGTGGTCTACCTCTTTCAAGGCGTTCTTTATGGCTGAGTTAAATAACAACCCTTGTTGCTCATCCTTGGCTGCATAGTAACCTTCGTCATACCCACGTCCTACGTTCATGAAGTTAGATGGAGCTTTAGGTGCTTGACCGTTCATTTGGTCCATCATCCCCTGTTTCTTGTTTGATTCCATTTGGCTCGCCTGAAGCTGACCATACTGACCAAAGAGGGCGGGGATGTCTCCTAAGATTTTCCCTGTGTCTCCCATACTCGTATCCGGTGCTGTTCCTCCGGCGTGTACCATAGCATCAACCGGACGGGCAACAACCTGAGTTGTACCAATGTTTTCCGGTGACAAAGAAACCTTACGGGATTTGATTCGTTGATTTTCAGTTCTCATCGTTTACCATCCCATGTTCTTAGCGAACGTCCCACCTGACATAGCACCTGAAGCCGACCCTGAGGCGATCTGAAGTCCGGCATTAAGCCCTGACACTCCATATCGTTTAGAGCTTTGAGCTTGGTTGATACGTGATTGGGAGTTCGTGTAGATTTTGTACTGGTCAAGTTCGTTCTGTTGAAGTTGATTGACCGTGTTATTTTGGATGACATCATTAGCCATCGACTCACGTGCCTCCAAAGCTTGAAACTGAGAGGTCACTACGCTTCCGTTTAGACCACCTTCCTCGCTTGATAAGCGTAACATTGCACGCTCTCTAGCCGCCGCACGGCGACGTTGGAACGACTCATCGGCGCGTTGTTGTGCGAGTTGCTCCTGTTGATTCTGAGAGGCAACATAGTCAAGCTTTGTGGCATTAATAGCGTTTTGCTGTTCAACATTAGCAACTTCATTCTGATAATCAGTTTGCTTGTTTTGAGCGTCAATCTGCATATAGGTTGAAGCCGCTAAAAGACTCGCCATAGCAACTGACGCTGATACAGGATCGCACATTATTGTTGTCCTTTCACCATGTAAAAATGATAGAAGACCTTATCCGGGTCTTGAAGAATATACCTATCGTCTGTAACCGTGAACCCAAGGAACTTAAGCCACCGTATAGTGTCTTTATTGTCCTCAGCCACGAAGTTTGCTAGGTAATGAGTTTTGGTTAAGAAAAGATCGAGAGCACCTAGGATGTAAGTGTTCGCTTCAAAGAGTCTCTTGTTGAATAACTCCTCTGAGCGGACAAACCAAGGAACACCTCCGCCATCCTCCGGGTAAACAACCCCACCAACCCCTACAGGTTTACCTTCGATACGAGCTACCCACGCATAGGTGGATAACTTAAGGGCTTCCTGTAGGGATTCATAAGGCTCTAACCCGGACTGAGCTAGAAGCTCCTCTCGGTCTATTTTACGCATATCAAAGTTACTTAGAAGGTCCTCTAAGTCACTCGGACTATAAGGTGTTACTTCCATATATTGTTCCTTTGTGATGTTGTTGTTAAGGCATCGTAGTTGAACGCTTGTTACCAAACATTTCAAAAGATGCGGACTGGATCGTTGTTAAGTGTTCACTTGAGTCAGTGAGTTCAATGTTCGTGTAAAGGTTCTCTCCTCGAAGGAAGAACTCATGCACACTGAAGGCATCATTAGCAACCGTTGAAGTATCCATATTGTATAATATTGACTCCCCTCCAATGTTCGATGTAATGTTCACATTGATGTTTGACTTCCCTGTTACTGCTAGAGCTAACTTTCGGTACATCAACGTCCCCTCAAGCTCACCCGGACCACTCTCGGTGGCTCTTAGAAAGACAGGACTAAAGCGATACTTCATGATGTACTGAGAGGCTCCTAAGTCCAAACATTGTACTGTCGGGTTATAAGTTAGGTCCACTTTAGCAAACCCTGTAGGCATCATCACGTACAGAATATTGTCAAAAGCGAGAACACTAAGTATCGAGATACCGTTGGTAATCCATTTAGACCAACTCGATTGAACCTTCTCATTACCGCTCCACGTGTACTTATAGACATAGAGTTCATAAGGGTTTTGTGGGGATGTAATAAACAAGACCTCATGATTCGGTATAGCTTCCATTACAGAGGCTACCCCTACGTTAGGGATGAATTGAGGTACATGAGAGGCTATGTCAGGGGCTTCATTTGAAATGTAGTCCGGCTGAACGAAATATTCACGAACACTTTGATAATCCCCTCGCGGAGACAAGAAGAAAACCATTTGTCCGGCTCTCACCGGGACGGTTGTCGGGTTACTTGGTATTGTCATAACAGGAGTAACTGATATTGTCTGATTGGAGAGCGTTTGGTCACCGCTTGTAGCAATGAACTTCTGTTTCTCTGAGAAAATCATCAAGTGTTCATTTACCGGAAGAGCGTGAGTCAATACGCTTGCATCCATAGCCGGAGCTTCCACGTTAATAGGGTCATCATCAAGGAAGTCCATAACTGTTGTTGGGAAGAAATCGAAGAACTCTCCCGCACGTGACAGCGTAAGTGATTGCTTACTGATGACCCCTAGTCTATTACGGAACAAGAAGATGTCAGAGATAGGTTGCCCTACGAATGACGGGATAGGGGAGGTTGTGTCGTCCCCGACTTTACGCTCAGTCCAATCTACAGGTGACACCTCAAAGTAAATACCTAAAGGATTCGCTGTGGTGATATAGCCTGAGGATTGTTTACGTACCATCTTATGTGGCATAGTGCTAGGTATAAAGGCATGGTCGATCCCCGGTTCCCTACTCTCAATCCATTGACCTGTAGTCTTTGTTGAGTTCTCATCGGTAAACGAATAGTTCACCCAATATGAACCTAAGCCACTTGTTGACTCATCGATGACGTGTACGCGAGCATCTTGAAAGCATAATGGAGGAAGGTCTTTAAAGGATTGGATGGTTCCTTTGATACCTTTGATAGCCGCATCTCCCCATGAGTCGTAACACTTGAAGTCGAAGTCTGTACCATCGTTTCGTTTAACACGGATCGTAGAGCCTACAATAGAGACACTGAGGTCATTGTTTGCGACCAACTTAGTGTATAACTGCTGTGCAATATTCGTGGTGTGATAGGAATCAGCATTTGTAGATACGTCGGTAGTGAACTCGTAAAGAGAACCTCCAAGTGACACCGAATATTTCTGCTCCGCAACTCCCTTCTTAACGAAGATGTACGCATATTTTGTCGTAGAAGCTACAGGTTCAGTAACCGTAGTCATACCTACAGATATAGTACGGTTAACGATAAGTGTGTAGTCTGCAAGCGTAACCATACGAAGGTCGGCTCTAGGGTTACCTGTAGCCAAATATGAAGCACTAGCCCCGGTAAGGACCACAGGAAACTCAACTCCACTCAAGGAATGCACACGTAGACCTGAAGTGATGTCTTTAGATACAATGTACTTCTCAGAGGCATCACGATCGATCTTGTGGAAGAACGTAACGTCTGATAGTGTTATTGTTCCATTACCCCATGAACTTACGTGTTCCAAAGGAGGACGCTTATGTAGACCATAAACGAGGCTACTAAAGGCATTCTCTTGAATCTCTGCCTGACTTGCCAGTCGTAGCGAAGGAGTCTGCTGTGAGACCCCATTGAACAATCCGGCTAAGTGTTTGGAAACTAAAGGCATACTAGACTCCTACTTTGAAAATCGTAGTGGAGCTTGAAGATGAAGAACCTGCTGTAGGTGATGGTGTATTGGTACGATCTGTTACACGACTCACTGAAGCATTGTCAAGCATACTAGGGTTACCCATAGATTTTGAGGCTCTCATCTTAGCTTTAATGATGTCCTTGTCTGTGTAGACATATTTGGAGGCATAACGAATAACACTACCTTGATGATAATATGCGGCTTTGTACTTAGCGTACTCAGTGATATACTCATTTGCTTTGTAGGCTGTTCGAGTTATCTCATCTAGGTATCCAAGACCTAAGTCAATGAAGGCTTCATCAAGCATCTTATTGTAAAGCTCAAGTGGGACGATAAGTTTTGTAAGTAGCGAAGCTTCGATGTTATCGATGTCTTCCATTTTCAATACGTAACGCTCCGACTTATCGATGAGCACAGGTTGCATCTTGTATGCCGCCTTAAGTTTACAATACTCAAGGATGTGAGAAGGCATTTCTGTATACAACATACCATACACCGAAATGAACTCGTTAATCTCATCCTCAAGGACGGCATTAGGAACAATACGGTTAGCAATAAGTGATACACGGAAGTCAGCCTCCTCACGGTAAATCTCATCCGAAGTGATGACATACTCGTCCGGCTTAAGCCATGTCTTTTGGAACTCATAGGTAGCCATTAGACTTGTGAAAGCATTCGACGTAAGTGTGATTGAAGGGATCGCATTGGTGAACCCATACTTAGAATAGAGTTTGATACGTGTTGCCTCAAGGATTGTCGAAGGGATAATCCGAGACTGAATCAAGTGTTTCTGAGCGGCTACTTCGTCCAACTCTGAGTAGACAAAGAAGTCATCCGATCCGACGGTACTCTTTTGGAACTTACGGGTGGCGCGAATAACAACATAGTTTTGAACTAAGCGTGGCATACCTCCCGGAGTGTCATCGAAAGTGAGACCGAAGTCAGCACTCGTGTATGGAAGTTCGAGGATAGTGAAATCCAAAGTCTTCACTGCCATCTTTGCTTGAGGAACTGTTAGGGATGTTACGTCCGACATCCCGGCGGCTTGAAGAAGCAAGTTTACTGCGTCTAGTTTTGTCATATAGTTCTCCTTTTAATAAAACCTTAAGAATTTTTAAAAAAATAAAGCCAAAAGACTTTATTGAAAGGAGAGACCGAAGTCTCGTCCTAGGGTTTAGGCGTGAGCCGATGCCGGGAGTTTACCTGCACCTACACGACCATTGTCGTAGATGAGTTGTCCCCATGCCGCCGGAAGTGCCGCTGAACGAAGCTCAACTGCACACTCAGGGCGAAGAACACCCATACCACACGCGATTGACGCACGAGTCCATGTACCCATACGACCATTGTCATCCCAAATTTTGGTAGTGACAGTGTTACCGCGAAGTACACCAACCGCATCTTTGACACCGAGGAAACCTACAGTACCAGTACAGTTAATCCCGTGGTATTCGTCGTAGAACTCAGTGTTAGCCGGGTTCTGTGCGTCAACTTGAGGGATGTAGTTGTGGTAAGACAACGGAACACCTGCGATACGGAATACGTTACCGTCAGAGAATGAACCAACTTCACCGAAGTCTTTGTTCAAGAGGTCACGGTGCTCGATGATTGCGAAGTAGTCGTCCGGTGAAAGAACACAGAAGATACCGTCGATAGGAACATTCTTCTTGATAAGCTCTTTCTTACCGTCGATGATGGCTTTAGCAATCGCTTTGACTTTAGTGTCAAGAGTAGCAGACGCAAGGTCAGCATTAACGATTACAGAACCGCCCGGTTTCTCAGCCAATTTGTTAGACAAACGTGCCGCTGTGATGTACTTCATCAATACGTTACGGTCATACTTTTGAGCGAGAACTTCACCCATTGCACGGGTATACTCTTTACGAGCGTCGTAATGCATCATTTGCTCATTGAAATCATCAGTGAAGAACGAAGTAACAAGAGGACGATCCAAGGTAATCTCAGATTTCTCATGCGCGACGTTTAGTCCCTCAATGTGTTCACCTGCGTTGTGGTAGTACGCACCAATTCCACCTACGTGTTCAAAACGAACACCTTTAGCACCATTTGTTTGGCGCAACATATACTTACCATCCATGATGGTTGACTTATTGAAAGATGAGATAATCTCACCTGAGATTTCATCGACTAACAGGGCACGATCTAGGTCTTCTGCTCCTGTAGATGTTCCGTTTAATGCACCTGCATTTTGGACTGTAGCTGAATCGATAGGCATTGGGTTCCTTTGAGAGAGAGTTTAATTTGGGGGTTTGTGTCACCTAGGCTGATGCTAGGTAGACGAGAGGGTAGAGCGACGGATTACTTTTTGTATCCGCCGTACTTTTTCGTAAGAGCGAGTTTGGCACGCACCGATCCACGGTATGCCTCATCCTTCTCATAACGAGGGTCTGAGATAGCCTCAACGTACTGGGCTTGTGACTCAAACACTTCAACGTCAGGTGTTGCCGAAGCTTTTCCTGAAGTGATTAACGTCGGAGCTTTAACTTGACCTGCGCCTGCTTGAGCCGCAATACCTTTGACTGCGAGCTTCATTGCACCGAGGTCGGTACCTGCCATGACGTTATTGAATGCTGTGACTTCTTCCGTTGAGAGGTTCTTACCTGCCCACTTCATAAGTTCACCATATTGTGCTTCACCTCCTACTAGACCAAATACTTCGTTCTGTGTTGCTGTGATAGCCGCTGTGTATGCCGCTTTAGCATTCGCCATGTAGTTGTCTACAAGGTTTTTCGGGAATTGTTTGTAAAGTGACTCAAGGGTTTCTTGAGATACCTCACCGTTATTTGCGTAGAACTCTTCTTCTACTGCTGTTACATCGAAGTCACCCTTAGCTTCTGCTTCCTCAGGTTCTTTGGTTTCTTCGGTAGACTCTTCTGTAGTCTCCTCACCTTCTCCTGTAGGAATCGTAAGGGATGGCTTAGTTACCTCCCCTGAGGTTTCCGTAGTGGTTGTCTCAGTGGTCTCTGTTGTTTCCTCAGTGGTCTCACCTTCCGAGGTTGTTTCTGTTGAAGTATCTTGGTCGAACGACATTTCTGACGTACCGTATACTTCTTCAGCTTCGTGAGTTAATTCTGTACCTACCATAGTCGCCCCTTAGTTGCGGACGATAGTAGAGTTACCGGATTTCACTTCACCTTTTGCATAGGCACCTGTGTTACCTGCAATAACTTTCCCTTTGTTTTCACCGATTGCTTTCGGGATCGCAATAGCGGACGTTTGCTCAGTTGATTGAGTTGTCTCTTCAGCGTTAGATGTATCTTCATCGTTAGATGTTTCATCTTCAGCGAGCTTTGCTTCAATCTTCTTCGCTAACGTCTCATCCTTGATGGTCGCCGGGAATGTAATACCGAGGTCGGTAGCCTGTGCTTCGAGTTCTTCACGTGTTGCCATGAGTTGTTCCTTTGTTTGTGTTTATTTGTTTGTTACTCAACCGGAGCTTCAGTTGGAGCTGATTGAGCCATAGCTTGAGCCATTGCCCCTTTGGTAACTTCTTGAGCTACACCCGGAGCGGCGGCTTGAGCCATCTGCATCATCTGCTGTTGTTGAGCACCTTTGTTGACTGTTTCTTGGTCAATAATCAGTTCATTACTGTTTAGACCTAGAGCCGCGTAATACTGCTTGATGTAGTTCTCTTTGTTGATAAGAGCTAAACCTTCAGGTCCGAAAGCTGTTGCTACTTCAAGTCCCTCTTTGAGTTTGTTAAGGTCATGCCCACGTCCTAATCCATCGATACCTGTGGTAATCATTGGCTCTAAGGCTGTTCCTTTATCATCGAGGGTAGGTAATCTTCCGTCTTTTGTCAGTGATTTGATTTGTAGACGGATGATTGGAAGCTGAAGCTCTTGGCTCAGGATCGAGTAGACACCACCTAAGGCATCCTCAAGTTCCCCTGCCATGTACCGAATCTCGGACGCTGTTACACGTTCACCGGATCGTTGCACACTTGAGTTCAGTAAGTAAGCGTAAGACAATCGTTTTGTAACAATTTCCATGAACTGAATTACAGTTTGGAAGTCACCTTGTTTTCCGATAGTCAATGCTGTTACATCTGCCGCATTACCTTCGAGGACTTCGAGGTTGTTTGCTTTAGCGACATCTGATTTGGTAGTAACACTTGCAGGGTCAACGAAGAGTAAAATCTTAGATGCCGCCGCTGTTCCCTCAGCCATTGCTTGAGAGAGGGCTTCAAGTGTCCGAAGGTCACCAAGGTACTCTTCGGTAATTCCACGTCCGTAGTCTTCACCCGGAATATGGGACCAACGTAAAGGTAGCCAAGGGAGCATATTTGCCTCATACTCTCCACGAGTAGACTCAATAACTTCCTCTTTAACCTCTTGGTAGGCTTCCCATTTATCCTTGTTTCGGACCACACGTGTGTAAAGGTCAACATAGTTTGACGCTGACCTTGCTTCTTCATCCGAAAGCTTAGACATAACTTTCTCACGGATGTCATCAGGAAGGACCACAGGGGCAACCTTCTCTTTAACGATTATTTCCAAAGGGTTCCCCATAGGGTCCCTATCGATAACGAACTGATTCAAGTTGAAGACTTTAAGTCCTCCACCTTCATCCTCATTAGCCTGATAAATCAAGGCATTACCTGTGGCTACAAGTAACCGTAAGGCTGAGTAGATCGGTATGCGATATGCTTTGGTCTCCATGTCTGTGATTAATACATCCTCCATTTCAGAGAGTGTCTTATTGACATCTGTATCTTTCCATCCGTTTGTCACGACTAACTCTTTGTCAATCGTAAGTTGGAAGAAAGGTGATCCCGGAGGGAAGAGAGTCATCAATAGCTTTGATGCTAAGTTGTTGACTCCACGTGCCCCTTGAGATTGATATGGTGATGCTAAAGTGTCATCATCCTTGATGTCTGCTATGGTAAGCAATGACGGGATCGTTAAGTCCGCACATAATCGAGCACGTTCTAGGACAGTCTCGCGAGCCGAGGCTAGTTTATCGTAGCGTGATTTGGCGGATGGAGCTTTAGTTTTTGTGTCTGCCATCCGTTACCGCCTTATACCGGAACGCCGAGTCCCGAAGGACCGCCGATGTTCTTGTTAAGTGGCACTTGAAGTTTAGACACACCGACCTGTTTACGCTTGTTCTTCGCTTTCAGGTCTTCAGCGTTGTTTTGAATGGAAACTTCTTCAACCGGAGCCGCCGGGGGTGGTGGCGGTGGAGCCGGAGGAGGAGCCGATGGTGTAGAACCTCCGCACATTCATTCTCCTTGGGTTTTAATTTGGTGGTCTAGCAATTCCGTTAGTTTTTTCACTACGGACGCTTGACCTAGCCGGAAGAAAAGCTCTCGTTCAGAAAGCTTCAGTCCTTCACTGGCGGGGGTCGATAAGTCAACCTCCTTGAACATCTTCGGTAATTGCTTCCGAATCAGCTCATCAGAGTGAAGGGGTATCTTAAGTTCAGACTTTAGTGACATTAAGGTATTCCTTTAGTTGACTTTGATATTAATAAATATGGTCTCTCTATAGAAGGACTTTAGTTAGAACAGAAACGCGAGAGCCAACTTTATGTGAATGATGGCTCTGTCTATTCTCCCTATAGTGCGCCCTTTCGGTGGTAAGGGACTTTCAGAGGGTTTTACTCCGCCGTAAGTTCACGTAGATTTGCTCTTACGTCATCCCATGAACCCTGAAGTGAGGCTTTGGCATACTCAGTCGATCTTGTCTCGAAGAAGTTAGCAAACTCAGGGGTATTTAGGATGTCTTCCATCCAACGTAGAGGGTTCTTTTTAACACCAAAGTTAGGTTTTAGCCCGAGTTCAATCAGACGGCGATCCGCGATATACCGGATGTACTGCTTCATTTCGTCACGGTCGAGACCTTCAGTGACACCTTTGTCAAACGCGAGGTCAATAAAGGCATCCTCAAGGGTAACCATTTCACGAGTGGCACTGTAGATGTCCTTCTTAAGCTCATCATCCCAAATATCAAGGTTTTCATTGATAAACGTGCGGAAGAGCCATGAGTTGTGCTGACAGTGAATCTCTTCGTCCCGGATAGACCACGTAACGATCTGACATAGACCGGGGAATTTGTTGAAGCGTTGGTTGTTCAACAACATGGCAAAGCTTGAGAATAGAGCCATACCTTCCGTAAGTGCTCCATATACCGCAAGCATACGCGCTACGTCACGTCGGAACTTAAGGTCAATAAGGCGTACTAATTCGTTCTCATCGATGTCAGGATATTCACGGAAGATTTCACGCTCATAGTCCTCATACTTGCGTACTTTGGCTTTCTCGATGTACTCCATTTTCCCTACCATTTCAGGGACCTCAAGGAACTCTGAGTAGGTTGTCTCAGGAAGACCGATAGTGTCCTGAAAGAGACTGTAGCTATCCATGTGCACACACTCACGTGCGGCGAAGGAACTAAGAGCCATTTGAATCTCTGTAGGTTTGAAGATACGTAGCAATACGTTGTAGCCTGAGCCTACCTGTACGTCACTTTGGGTGAACAGATTTAGGATCGAGTGGATGAATGCTTGTTGCTCCGGTGTTGACGCATTCCAGTGCTTTACGTCTTCCCCTAGAGGTATCTCTTTTGGCATCCAGTGCATTGACTCATGAAGCTCATAAAACTCATAAGCACGTGGATACTTGAACGGTTTGAAAGTTGCTATTGCAGGTGCTTTAAGTAAGTTCATTATGACTCCTCAGATACACGCTCGTACTCTTTGATTGCTGAATCAAGTCCACGGTAGATGTGAAAAGGTATTAATGTAGAACGCTCGAGGCATTCACGGAGCTTATATGCTTCATTGATGTCTAGGTCCAACTGAATGTGTTGTGGTACTTCCACTACTTTTGTAATTACGCCTGATTTAACCATGTTTCTTTGTTTCCTCTTTTGTTATGTAGTGCCACCGACGCTCCGCCGGGGCGCATTTACAGACCTCCCCTGTACGGAAAATCACCTTGCACTTGTCACACTTGAGGGTTCCTAAGTCGTCACGCTTTACTGACACGACAGACACTCCTCATAGTTCTTCTCAGGAATTACTTCCCGTTTCACTTCTTGTCCTACCTTAGCCCGGTTTGCGGCTGTGCTTCGACAATAGTAAAGAGACTTCAAGCCTCTCTTCCACGCCATTACATGAACATCGAAAAGCTCTTGCTTATGGGAATCATGTGTAAAGAACAGGTTCACACTTTGTCCTTGGTCGATGAACTCTTGTCGCACTGCGGCGTGACTGATAATCCATCGTTGGTCGATCTCATAGGCGGTCTTGAATACATCTTTGTCCCATTGGTCCATCCAATGTAAATCCTGTACCGATCCTGAGTTTTGACCGATGAGTTTCCATTGCTCATCCTCCCACCCCTCAGGTAGGAACTTGGCGTGCTGCTTAATCAACTTCTCTAAACGAGGGTTGCGTACAATATGCGTCCCTACGTTGTTCTTATGGGTGTAGACGTTCGCTAACATAGGCTCGATACCTTGGGTAGCCTCACCACAAATAATGCTGATAGAGGACGTTGGAGCGATGCTCAGTAGGCATACGTTACGTCGAGGCATTTCGGTAGACAATCTCTTCTCGAACAAAGGCGCAAACCCTTTCTCGAACCCAAGTTTGATACTTGCCTCGTAAGAGGACTCACGTAGGAACTTGAAGACGTTACGGTTGAACCCTTCAGCCATTGCTGACTCAAACGGAATTGACTTCTCTTGGAGGTACCCGTGGAAGCCCATAACGCCCAAACCAACACTACGCTCAGACTCAGCACTAAGTACAGCCTTCTCGTAGCCCGGCTTATTGCGAACTGAGTCAATGAAGTTTTGTAATACGTTGTCGAGAAATCGCACGACATCCTCGATGAATTGGTGGTTACCCTTCCATTCGTCATAGGTTTGTAGATTGACGCTTGATAGACAACATACTGCCGTCCGGTCAGGACTTGTAGCCAACATAATCTCCGTACACAGGTTGCTCATGTTTACCTTGAGTCCGTGTTTACGGTAGATGTCCGGCATCAGTCTTTCTGCTGTGTCCGAATAGTAGATGTACGGTTCTCCTGTTTCGATACGGGCAGTAAGTATTCGTACGAAGAGATCGAAAGCCGAAACTCGTTTAACAATCTCCCCGGTAGCCGGAGACTTGAGTTCCCACTCTCCGTCATCCAAGAGGGCTTGCATAAACTCGTCACTAAGCTTGACCCCGTGGTGGACATTGAGTGAGCGTCGATTTTGGTCAGCTCCCGTAGGGCGACGTATCTCCACAAACTCTTCGATTTCGGGGTGCGAGACATCAAGATACACTGCTTGAGAGGCGCGTCTGAGTCCGCCTTGGCTAACTGCGAGAGTAGCTGAATCTGATACCTTAATAAACGGCACGATCCCGGAGCTTTGCCCATTCTTACCCACGTTTGCACCCACTTCTCGAACTGCGGACCAGTCCGTACCGATTCCACCACCTCCGGCTCCAAGCCAAAAGTTCTCTCTGTATCCATCGAAAATTCCTTTCTTTTTGTCAGGTACTTCATTTAGGAAGCAACTAATTAGCTCCCCCCGGTCGGTACCTGAGTTGGATAACACAGGGGTAGCAGGCATGAACCAAAGGTCAGCCATGTATTGTTGAAGGCGTTTTGAGTGTGCCTCGTTGTCTGAGTTGGCATCGGCTACCCTCTTGAAGAGTCCCTCCACCGTCTCACCGGGGAGGAAGTAGCGTTCATCCAACATTTCTAAGCCGAAAGCTGTGAGCTTTGTCTTATTTTTTGTCAATGTCATCTTCCTTTCGCAAACTAATAGGAGGCTCCCAAAGTACCACTTCAGAGCCAGTCCAGTATTTGTCTGTCAACATAAACGCTACTCTCGCCTGAACGAGTGCGTCTTCTTCCGTCAAACCCTTACTCTCGTAAGTTTCAACAACGTATTGCCAATAGATCGCCTCAGGGAAGCGTTCGTTATATTGTTTAATATGACCCTCAGCTTCCGCTAGGATCGCTTTGGCTTTTACTTCACCGATCCCCGGACAACCTTTGTAACCATCTGTAGGATCGCCTTGTAGAACCTGCTGATAAAAGAACTTCAGTGCTTCCTCATGTGAGGTCTCAATCCATTCATCTTTCTTGTAGTTGTAGTGCCGACCGGGGACTTGCTTGAGGATGTCTTTATCGATTGCCGCGATGACTGTGGTGTCAGGTTTACGGCTCTTGAGGATAGATACCATGTCGTCCGCCTCAACTTTGTCCGATACTTTGACCGGGAAGTTAGCGAAGACATAATCTCGAAGCTCATAGAACAGCTCAGGTTTCTCAAGTCCCTTTCGGTTACCTTTGTAGGAAGGGAGAACGTCATAGCGGAAGTTTGTACTCCCGGTGAAGTAAAGGAAATACTCCTCACACTTACACTCTTCTACGATGTCCTCAACTGAGGCTGTGAAGTCCTCGATAGCGTTATCGATGTCAGTAACCTTGGAGACAATATCATTGCCCCAGTCGTACTTCTTTTCGTTTACCGCCGCGTGGATATAGAGGAGACTGTCTGCATCAATAAGAAGCGTAGTTTTCGTTGGTTTCGTCTGCTTTTTCTTTGCCATAACGCTTTAGTACCCCCTCGAAGAGATATTTGTCGCTGATAGGGAGAGCTTGAAAGACAGCTTCAGCCAACTCACGAATTTCCCAAAGGGCGGCTTTGTCCGATCTGAGTGAAATGAAGTTCTGCAATGACCGGGCATTGATAGTCCATGTGACCTGTGTCTTGTAGGACTCAGGGAGACAATACTTAGCCTTGTCGTTAGAGATACCATGCTTGAGGAGTTCGCGTAGATTGTCGAGTGCCTTGATAGAACATACGTCCACCATAGGCTCTCCTGTAAGTACAATATACTTCTCAGCGCGCTTAAGCTCATGTAATTTGAACGGTTGTTCGTCCTTCAACTCCTTCAATGTGTAACGCGTACTCTTCACAGAAAGGCTCGCCATACGATGACGTGCGAGTTCCTGAAGTAATGCCCTTGATACACCATCGATTGTGAAGTTGTATACCAAGTGTTCCAAGGTTGAGGCGTGCTTGAACTTGTTCCCTACACGGTCAATCAAGGCTTGGTCGAGTGGACCTCCGTTATCGCTTTTGTCGTGACTTTGCCAACACGTTCGGATAGCGTCGGAGCACACGAATAATGGGGTATGATGATTCAATGTAACCGTCATTCGCGTTCCTTTCCGTTAGCCTCATCGATGAGACGCTCGTTGAACTTAATGGCGTTAGCAATGTCATTTATGCGTTGGTTATTGATTGCGTAGGGTTGCTCACACAATTCCTCAATCAACTCTTTGGCTGACTTAATCTTGTATTCCAAAGCTTCGATGTAGAGGAGACCTTTTAGTTTCTCATTGTCGAACGTATGTCCGTAAAGATACGTGGCTTGCTTCATACTTTGGCTCCTCCCAAAGGTGGGAGAGGCTTCAATACAGCGTTTGCTTTATCTCTTGCCCATAGGTCAACGTAAGGTCGCTCCTTAACCGCTTTGACATAATCCTCAGATAACTGAAGGATTACTTCATCTTTGGCTTTGTCTACCTCAGGTGACGTGCTTGGTTTGTGGTCTAACGTGGCTACGAGTAGACCGATTAGAAATGAATAACATAGGGTGTGTAGAAGAGCTGTGTTCAATAGTGCTCCTCTTCCGGTCCGTTATCGACCTCCTCGATTGCTTGATGTGCAATGACTTCTTTAGCGAGCGTTATGTAGTCCTTACGTCCGAGTTGTCGTCCAAGCTCACGTAAGCTATAGAAAACCATCTTTCGTAAGTCATACTCATCACTTACACCTTCCTTCTCACCGAGACGGTAGCACGCTTTAAACACGTCTTTAACGCTACCATTCATGTTTCGGTATTCAATGAGGTCTTGGAGCTGAGTAGCCCCTTTAGGAAGGTCATAGTGATTTTGACCGCCACCACCATCGGCTTTCTTTGCTGTTACAGTAGGTTGACTCTTAGTCTCAGGGGTGTCCATAAACTCATATTCATTCGCACGGAACCAGTATGCTCTATAAGGATCGCCGTTGGAAAAATCCATTTGCAGTTTAACTCCGCCTTCTACGTCATATCCAACTACAGTACCTTCCTCACCTTTAGCAATACCAAACGTACGTGATGTCTTTGTAACACGTGCTCTCACCCCTGTACGCATACTTCACCACCATAGATGAATTTCTCGATGGCATACTTAGGGTCTTTCCAGTCTCCTGACTTTGTAACCTTACCGTCTTCACCGACAACACACTTCTTCTCGTTCTCGTCGATTACCATTTGGAGACAATCATCGATGTCATCAATGTCAAGGTTAGTTGCCTTGAGTAACAGCTCAAGAATCATGAAGCCGAAGTTAGTGGCATTCCCAACAAGATCGAGTGCGCGCGTATAGTCTGCCGCATTGTCAAACTGAGCGTTCATGATTTTTGCTTGAGTGCCACGGAGGACAAAGATAAAGTCACAGTACGCGTCAATCATGTCAACCATGTGGTTTCGTTTGTACGCATCCATAAACTCTGCTGACTCTTCAGAGAGCATACGTGCCTCTAGGTCGAGGTCTAATTTCAGTCCGTTCAAACGGATATTCCAGTTAATGATTTGTAGTTGTTTTTTCATAAGTGTTCTCCAATAACTCTTTGTATTCGCGGTAGGACATTTCATCCTCCGGGTATAGATAGAAGGACTGACCTTCGACTTCAATCTCATAAAACAATGGGATTGCTTCACCGGACTCAAAGCTCTCTTTAACGAGGTCTCGAATCTTGTCTTTGATTTCACCGGGTCGATCCTCGATAAGTTCGTATCCGACATCGGTGATTGTTGCTCCCCAAAATTCATAGGTGTTTGTATGTTTTTCTACTTGCATCAGTGAGTTTCCTTCCAGTTATTACCGATCTTTGCCTCTCCGTCTAATCGACATCGGAAGCCAAAGTGTTCTGTCACTCGTGCGAATACTGCTTCACACACTTGAGCGACATCTAAAGCGATTTCTTCTCGCACCTGTAGCTGAACTTCATCGTGGATATTTGCGACAAACTCATAGTCAATAGGGTTTCCTTTTGATGTCTCTGAGTTTCTCCAACCACGTTCCTGTAGTGCCTCATCAAGGAAGACGAGATACTGTTTCATAACGAGTGCCCCGGCTGACTGTAAGAGCGTATTAAGGGCGGCGTGCGAGGAACGTATGGAGAGCTTTCGTCCATCCAATCCGATTAAGAAACCGGACTCCTCAGCTCTTCCCTGTACTGCTTCGATTAGCTTCTTAATAGCCGGGGTAGCCTTGAAGAACCGCTGTTTGAGTTTCGCTCCAACTTGTCTACCTTTTCCGATAATTGACCCAATCTTCTCATCTCCGGCTCCGTAAAGGAATGCGTAGATAAACGTCTTAGCATTATCACGAGTAGGAAGACCTGCGGCATTCTGATTAACCGTGTGTATGTCTCCATTAAGAACGACATCTGCGTATTTCCCTTCATCATAGCGAGCCATGTAGTGAGCAAGACAGCGGAGTTCAAGTCCACTCGCATCACAACCGACTAATTTGTACCCCAACGGAACCCGAAACAAAGCGCGACATTGCTCTCCGTAGAGGGCACGTACACTTGGAACCTGAGCTACGTTAGGATTACTGTGGGTCATCCTCCCGGTGACAGCTCCGTTGCTGTTTACGCCACCGTGCATACGACCATCACGACCTACTGTATTGAGCCACCCTTGTTTACCTTCAGCGATCTGTCCGATCCGTTTATCCAAGAGGAAGTATTCGGCTAGACGTTTGGCTTCAGGGTAGGGGAGTTTTGACAGGACTGTCTCATCGATCTTTGCTTTCCCACCATCGGTGAGAACTGTAGGTTTCCATCCGTATTTCTTCATGAACAATCGAGTGATATGGTCACGGCTACCGGGGTTAAACGTAATAACCTGAAGGTGAGTCATGGGACACCCTGCGGTGTAACCTTTCTTCTTGTCATCCTTCTTAGGGATGAACTCAGATTTCTTTGCTAACCACGGTTTAATAGCCGACATAAGCTCTAACTTGAGTTCCTGACGTTTATCCAAGAGTTCAGCATAAAGCTCATTTGCTCCATTGATGTCAAATTCAAACCCAAAGCGAACCTGTCGCTGAATGATTGTCTGAACTTGATGTTCCAATAGGACAGAACGTGGGTCTAGGTTCTTCTCTAAGAGTTTCCCATAGAGAGCTACGGTAACCCTTACGTCTTGTTCACAGTAGTCGGACATTTCTTGAGACCAATGTTTCCAGTCTGTTGACTCACCGAAGTCATCCTTCAGGATTTTCAATCGGAACCCGTAAGCTTTCAGCGAGTGAGAGCCAATGAGTTTCCGAGGGAATCCCTGACGGTGCATATCCGGTAATGATATGTCAGCCCAAGCAAGACGAGCAACGACTAAGGTGTCGTATACTGACGCGGGTTTGAACCAAGGATAGAGCTTTTGTATTGCCGGAACGTCAAACCCGATGACATTATGTCCTCCGATGTCACGTCCGTGTAAATGCTCAACTCCCTTGATGCACTCCTCTTTGTCGTACCTGTGGTAGATACCTGTGTCTGTGTCGTAGATTGAGATAACGTGGATGGTAGAGAGATAATCTAGGAGACCGTCAGTCTCGATGTCGAATAAGAGCATCAGCCCCCCTTCGTATCATTTCAGCACATACCGACTCATAGAGTTTAATGAGTGAATCTGTACTAATATGAGTTAATATCATTTGGTCCAAGATTAGGTTATGCTCGATAATTCTGCTTTGTACGATCTCACGGATTACGTTGCGGCTAGAGTCATACTCAAGCGTTCCTATTTGTGTGTGAATTGTTTTATTCATGCGCCTCCCTTTCGAGTACGTTGTTTGATAATTTTGGTTTAGAAGCTTGACGCTAAGGCACGAAAGACGAACTCAGGTTCGCCACAAGACTTACGCTCGAATACAATGTCGTGGACTTTGTTGTCAAAATCACATGAGAAGTCGTCAAGATGTGTCGGGAAACGTGGACGGAGGTAGTTACGGGTAGCAAACTTGATTTGAGGACGTGAAAATACTTTCATAGCCGCCTCATAATCCTCATCGTTAAGTACAACTTTTACCGGGACCATACCTGTTTTATCGAACACATTACTGATAGCTGTGTTGAAAGCCTCTTTGTTAAATACTTGAACTGTTGTTACTTTAGGTGTGATGAATCTCATGTGTGTGTTTCCTTTGTGTGTGTATTTAGAAGTCATCATTGACAGGAGCGTCTGACTTCTTGTTTTTACCCTTTGTTGGCACCTGTGATTCAATAGCTTTCAACCGTCCGGTGTCTTTAGAGTAGAACAAGGAATCTGCTTGTCCCACCGCACCGACTTCACGGTTCTTTAAGATTCTAATTTTGGAGTTGTCTCCATTCTCTTCAGATTGTTGGTCACGCTCAAGGGCGATTACAGCATCAGATAGTTGCTCTAAGCCTCCTGAACCACGTAGGTCAGTCAATGACACCTGTGCACCCTCATTGAAGCTCTTATCGCCTCCTTTACGCTTTAAATGGACGATGGCTGAGATATGACATTGTGTCTCCTCAACTAACGACCGAAGCTCAGTCATGAGAACGTCGAGAGCCTTACGCTCGTCATCGATCTTTGAACCGGATACGACAATAGAGATATGGTCAAGGAAGATATAGTTGATACCCAAGCCGACAACCATGTACCGGATACGTTCAAGCAATCGTTCAACATCCATCGACCCAAAGTGGTTATAGAACTCCACCATGCCTGACTCAAAGAACAGAGCATAAGACTTGTTGAAATTTTCCTCAGACACCATACTTGGGTCATACCGGAAGGAACCTAGAGGGACATCATTGTCGAGCGCAATAAACGCCTGTGCTGTCTTCTGAATGTTCTCCTCAAGGAAAATCATTCCGACCTTCTGTTTGTGCTCTTTAACGATGTGATAGGCGACCTCACGTAGCACTGTGGACTTACCGATACCTGAACCTGCTGTCCAAATATTGAGTTCACCTGCTTTGAGACCGTATGTCATTGCTTGGAGTTTAGGGTAGGGGTATGGGATACCTTTGCGTACCTTCTTGGTGAGTTGTTCTTTCGTAATCTTTTTACTTGAGACGATCTCATCAGGGCGATACTCGCGGGACTCATTTAGGTTACGTACGACGGAGCCATAGCCCTCGTTGAACAAGACCTCATTTGCATCTTTACCTCCCTCCCAATAACAGAGTAGGGCTTTCCCAGGTGAGAATAGCATCGCGCATTCACGCATAGCTTTCAGTCCCGGTTCATCATTGTCGAATGCAAGGATTACCTGCGAGAAACTGTTGACCCAATCGAACTCTTTTTGGATTGACTTCTTGGCGGCTTGTGCTCCATTTTGGATAGACACCACAGCAATCCCTGTGTGATTGAAGGCTTGACTTACAGATAGTGCATCGATCTCACCCTCAACTATGATTATCTTTCGTCCACCTTCTTTCCAAAGGTGCTGTCCGAATAGTAAAGCTTCCTTAGGCTTTCCGATGAATTTGAATGTCTTGTCTGCATAGCGCAACTTCTGAGCAACAACCCTCCGGTCCTTATTGACATAATTTGCTATCTGTACCGTGCGTCCGGCTTTATCCTTACCTACGTGGTAACCCCATTTGCGACAAGTGTTTAAATCGATCCCTCGTTTACCGAGTTCTTGAGGTTTACCTGATAGTAGGTCTTTCTCAAGGGGTTCCTTTGATTTGGTAGCGACATCAGTGTCGTCACCATCTCCTTTTACGTAGGTCTGACATCCAAAACAATATTGGTGACCATCATCGTATAAGGAGTTCGCATCGGTGGAGCCACAGGAGTCACAGGGGACGTGTTGGATGAAGTTGGACTCAGTTTGATGTTCAGCCATGAGTCAACCTTTTACAATAGCCGTGAGTCGTTACCTTGTCACAGGTATTGAACCAGTTGTCCGGATTTTGGTACTGCCATGCCATGCACCCTCCGGTGATACACAAGGTGGTGTAGGGTCCCGCATGAGTATCTGTACTTACACAGTTACTAATGAACGGACATACTTTTGTTTCTGCTTCTTTTACTGTCATGCTGATAACTCCTTCTTCCCGTATTTACGAAAGAAGAACTCAAGCCCACTTGGGGTTACATGGTAGTTTTGATAGGTGTACTTACTGTCCTCGTTGAGTCCAACTGTTACATCGAAGTAGCCCATTTGGTCGTATGAACTCTTAGGGCATGATGAGTGTTGAAAAATGATGTTGTCTCGACGGAGCATATTGAAGAACTCATCCCGACCGTACCCAAGCTGTTTAGCAACTTTAGATATTGTGTAGGTGGCTTTAACATCAGTATCCATAAGAGCATCATAGACTTCGACCTTAGGAGCCACAAGCTCTAACTGCTGTTTAGCTATAAGTGCAACCTCATATTGTTTAGCCCACGCACGTGCCGCCTCAGCCGGATTGGTGAAGTTAGGGAGAGCGTTGGTTGTGGTAGCTGTGAATGTGGGGCTTGAGTTTTCGATGATGAACTTGGAAGCCCACTTGCGGAACCCTTTAGCCATCTCGGTCTTAATAAAGAATCCAAGAACCACTACTCCTTCTTTTGTCCACATGGTCGATTTAATGGGTGGTCCCCCTGCGTCCCGATTTGAGACGGAGGTAATAAAATGCGTACCTTCTTCAAACTCATCCTCATTACGAGATTTTGTTGACCGAAGTCCACTCTCGGACAACCCGTAACCTTCAGCGACATCCTTGGTACTTAACAACCACTCATGTTTCACATCGGTTACTACTTCTACTTGTAATTCGTCGTTGATTTTTACTATGGAGCTTGCTCCTGCGATCTTGTTCATTATTTAACCTCCTCGATGGTTCCTGTGGTAGGGTCTAAGACCAACTTTTTGTTTCCTGTGTATGTCATGGTTTATCCTTTCATAATCCGGTTTAGTTGGGCTAATGTCCCATTTAAGCCCCCCGATAGGGACTCTCAGAGGCATCAGCCGAAGATTGACTTCAGCTTATTGATAGCGTTGTGAGCTTTCTGAGCTTCATTCATCGCATCTACAGCTTTGTTTTGGATACGTTCGATCTCAACTTCAGCGGTTTCTTTCGCCGCACTGTGGTAGGCTTTAACGCCCTCTAGTTGCGCTATGGTCTTTTGGAAGGTGGCTAGTACACCATCAACTGATTTTGGTTGGATGAGTTTTTTAAACATTTGGTTTCCTTTGGTGGGTGTGGTTGTTTGAAGTTGACGGCTTATGCCGCTACGAGGGGTTCGTCTTTGATTACCAAGTTGTACTCGGCATACTTATCACCGTGAAATGTTGTCTTCTCGGTGGTCTCAATGTTGTAGCCCTCTTTACGCAACATACAGATGTAGGCGGCGAGGCGCATCGTGCTAAATTCCTTCATAGCGACTAGGGGGTTGACTGAACGTCCTTCTTTAAGGGCTTTCAAGATTTGACTTTTTTTGCTCATGTGTTTTGTCTCACTTTCTAAGTTGGTTAAGTAGCCTCCGGTTTTCCTTGTGAAGAGGTTCATCGATCCACGCTTGAGGTATCGTTCCCTTAGCCCACTTGAACCCGTTCGTCTCACACCATTTGGCGTATGAGGTTTTCGATCCGGGGTTGATAGGGGCATTAGGGTTCTGAAATACGAAGCGTAAGTCGAGGTTCGGGTATTCACTTTTGATATAGAGGTGTTTTTGGCGATCCTCAGAGAGGAAGCGACCTTTGAGTTCGATGATTAAGTTGTTGTTTAAGATGATGTCGGGTGTATAGGTGCGTTTTTTCGGGGGCGGGGTGTAAGGTATTCGCAAAGGTTCATACTCGTACTCAACCCCTTTGAGGTCAAGTTCCTTACATATTGTTTTCTCAAGCCCGGAGCGATAGCCTTCAGCTACTCCGTGGAACCTAGTGCGTCCGAAATTGCGACCCGCCATGATTAGAAGTCGTCGTTATCGCCAGTATCGCTTGACTCGTCGTCTGACTCATCACCCATACCGTAATCGTTGTCTTCTTCGCCTTCGTAAGCGTAGCCTTCTTCTTCACCGAAGCCATAGCTTGAGGCATCACCTGAACCACCTTTGCGGAGTTCGATAACTTGAACAGCATTAAGACGCAAAGTAACCCCAAGGTTTACTCCACTTTCATAACCTGCCGGACTGTAGTTGACCTTGATGATTGAACCACTCCAAAGAGCTTTAAGTCCTTTCAACGGTTTACCTTTAGCATCGAACAAGTCCGGTGCCATTTCCATACGTTTCCCTGTTTTCTTGCTGATGTAAGACGCTTTGGTCTTGAACTTGAACAAGACGAAACCTGTCTCTACGCCTTCATCGTCATACTCGATGTTATAACCGAGGCTTGTTGGGGCTTTCTTCGCTTTAGCTCCTGTTAGAGTCTTGCGATATTCTTCCCAAGTAGCCTCGATGACTTTAATCATCCCTGTAGCTTCCTCTTCAGGAACCTTTAGTTGAACGGAATATTCTCCGTCAGCATTAAAACGTGTGTCAGGCTCAGTGAGCCACGGATATACTGCTGTCCCTTTTACTGACAGCAAACGAGGTGCTTTTACTTTCTTTTCTTCAGCCATGATGGTAATCCTTTGTTTAGCTTGATTGTTTTAGGTGGGTTGGAGCTAGGCTCAACTATCTTCTGTAAGCTCTGAGAGCACGATGCGGACGCGGTAAATAACAGGACCGTCACAATCCATGTCACAGTCTTCGTCTTCATAATCCTCATCAGAGAGTGCTTGTTTGATTCGGACTGTTTCTTCTTCTGCGTCTTCAAACGATGGCTCCTCCTCTACAGGTAATCGCATAATTTGACCGGGCGTATACCCTTCACGGAACAACAAGATGAGTTGCTCAGGGACGAATCCTTCTGCGATAAGCTCGAAATAAAGGTCTTCACTCAGCGGCTCACCATGACTTACTTTGTCCCATGTGAGGTACACTAAGTGAACGCGATGTTTGTCTATGTTCACTTTGGTCTCCTTTTCGGTGGAGGTTTTCTCCCCTATAGTGCGCCCCTTGAAGTCCCCACAGGATTGTGTTTGTGGCATCAAAGTGCCTATTTAGCGAGGTTTGTTTGGTGCTGTATTAACCCGATGTGGTAGTTATTTGATAGGTTACGACTCCCGTGAGTGGGAGTCTTAAGCGAAGAAGTATTTGGAAGTTAGGACGTTTGTAAGATCGAAGTCACCCTTAGTAGGGCATGGTACAACTGACTCATGAAGGTCAGCCGGAAGTTGTGAGATAAGCTGAGTACGGAAGTCTTCCATAACATCTTTCTCATACATATTGACAAACGCCTTACGGATTGTATTATAGAGGACTTCGGTGTCCCCTACCTGTGTACCATAGCTATCATGAATCATAGCGAAGTGGTGAACCCCAAGCTTGTTACACTCGTGGATCGTCAGCATCATGTGTGCGGCATCATTTGAGTGTACCCAATTAGGGGCAATAGACACAACACCTTTAGCTACATTTACTTTATCAGTATCCTGAGCCATAGATAGGTCTTGGCGTACATTAGCACTACCCCAAAAAGACTTCACTCTCTTAATTTGCTGTTTCTTATACTCTTGAAGTACAGGGAAACCTGCGGGTGTTACCCAAGAAATCCCTTTACCTGTCTCTCCTGCTGTCTTAGCCCATGCTTTGAGTGTATCCATCGCTTCAACTGCTTTGGTAACTACAGAGGCGATGGCTTGACCATTCATCTCACCGAGGTACTTACATACCTGAAAGAAGTGTGCGTCCTTGCTCTCGAAATCCTCACGTACATCCCGAAGCTCATCGAGAATTTGGTCTACACGTCCGCGATCTGTTACACCATAAGCTGTTGTCATAGTGTTACGTTTAACGATGTTGCGGGTAATCTTACCGTTGAGTACGATAGCCTCAGGAACACCTTTAGAAGCCTCTTCAACGAGACGCTCAGAGACAACCTCTGCAACCATACGATAGATGTCTGCCGGTTTATCATCCTTAGGTTGAACAAGGTTTGTTGCTTCAGCACCGAACGGATCGAGCGTACAGGCGGACAGATGTTGAACACCATTGTTAGACCCATCGAGGGCTACAGTGAATGATGTCTCAAACTTAGGTGAATAGTCAGAGTCACGAAACTTAGACCATTCCATGCAAAAATAAAGAAATTTCCACGGGGAATCAACTTCACCTTTTTTCTTACGACGTTTACCTTCACCGATCCACGAGTGTGCACCCCAAAAATCAATAGTGCCTAGAGGGTCTTTAGCTACAGCAATGATTTTGTCTTCGTTCTCCTGTACCCATTTGATACGGTCAGCGAAAGAGACTTTATCAACACCATAAGCCGAAGCTCCGGCGATAGCCAACCATTTGTAGCCGTGCTCACCTACAGGTTTCTTATGAGACAACGTAAGCATCGCTTTCATTAGGTCATTACCTTGTGGGTGTAGAGCATTCTGTACCGGATAGACACGCCCACGGAAATCGAGGGTGTAACAAAAGAAAATCTCAGGTTCATTGATGAACTCCATAACGACCTCTTTCATGCGGTGAATAGAGATACGTTGAGAACGCTGAATGATGTGGTCATTGATAAGGTCACGTTTCATAATCACGTAATTCTTAACGATGTCAGGATGTTGTTCTTTATAAACCTCAAACTCCTCATTAGAGAGGTCTCCCCAAGGTTTGATAGGAAGTTCAAGCTCTTTGTTTGGTGGCATCTTAAGCTCAGGGTAGTCACCACCTTGTTCCCACAACGTCATGAATACTTCAGCAACCTCTTTATTGATTTTCCAAGGTGTACGCTGAAGGGTATTAACTGCTTCATAGACAATAGGCATTTCTACAGTCTTGAGAGTCTTGATGTACTCTTTGTTACGGGTACGGACGAACTTAAAGCGTAAACCACGCTCACCACTCAAGTATCCCCCCGGAACGCCCGGTGCCCAGTCTTTAGGCTCACATACCATTGGTAGCAAGTGAGGCTTGAGGAGTTCACAGTAGGAATTGATTTGGTCGAACATATTTACAAGTTCCTGTGAAGGGATGACGACGATCTTCTCTTTCTTGTGTACGATCTCACGGTGGCGAGACACAAGTCCGGTGCGGAGGGTGAATAGTTGAAGGAGCTTTTGTCCTACCTGAAACTTAGTATCGTTGTCCCACTCTTGAACCTCAAGTCCTTTCTCAACCATCATCGCCTTAAGTGCACGTGCAGTACGACTTTTGTTAGCACCTTGCTTTGCCTTTTGTTTGATAACTGATTTGACGTAAGCGTCATGAGAGAGTTCTTTCCCTGTGTCAGGGTCAATGTATTTTGCTTTACTGAATGCAGTGATGTTAACTTCAGTCAACAAAGCTGTACCGATGTCTTGACATACGGACTGAAGGGCTACCGACTCTTTACCTGAGACGTTGTTTAGTATGACCTTGAGTGTTACGAATGCTGTTACGTACAGATCGATCCCGCGAAGGATGCCTTTAACACGTGCATTGTTCCCTCCGAATAACCCGTCCTCAAGGAACCCATGAATCTCTTGAACGAAAGGTTCCACTAATTGAGAGGTAATAGCAATACCACTAGGGAGGTCTGAGAAGGTACCGTTTTGGTAGGCTTCAGTCATCTTCATTTGGTAGTCGTGAATACCGCGAGCGATACTTTCTTGTTCCATGTCGAGTTGACGCTGTACTTTATCCATATTGATTTCCATTGTGTGTTCCTTATGTTTAGTTTGATTTAGAGTTTAAGTATCGATAGTGTGATACTTAGGGGACGGAAGTATATCGAGGGTCTCTTAGAGTCACCTTAGTGTTACTCAAGTGTTCCTCTAGTATTACTTAAGTGTTAATAGAGGGTGACTTTGCCCCTATAGTGCGCCCTTTGAAATGCAAAAAGTCCCCACCGAAATGATGAAAGTGCCTGTTTTACGTGGTTTCGTGGGGAAAAAGTAACCCGACGGAGTTTTTGAGTGATAAAAAAAGTCCCCACCAAAGTCCCCACCGAAATGAGGATTTGACAGAGACGGATTTTAGTTGAAACTAATTTGTTGTCTTAAGGGGAACCCGAAGGGATGCTTCAAGTCTCATGTTCGGGAGTCCCCACAAAGTCCCCACAGCGGGAACCTTAAACGAACTGTTGTGGGCGTGAGTATAGGAAAAAGTGATATGTAAATTGCTTGAAATGCCGTTGTTTAGGGAGTTTGAAGAAGGTGCCGAAGTCGTACAGGATTGGTTGCGGAAGCAGGATTTGAACCTACGACCTTCGGGTTATGAGTGCTACGCACCCACCTTCCTTAAGACCTAACGGTTCACAGCGGCGTGTAAGGTACTGTTGCTTACGTGTGTGTAGACGTTAGTAACTTCCACGGAGGAGTGACCGAGTAACTCTTTGACGACATAGACGGAAACGCCCTTGTTTATGAGGTCTGACGCGAATGTATGACGCAAAGAGTGCATCACAATGTCAGTACAATCTTTCAACTTAGAGTACCTCTTCATCATCCGCCAAAGGTGGTCAGTCTGATTAGAAGACAGAGACACCAAAAGCGTTCGATTAGTGGATTGTATCGCATGAATACTTAAAGTCCCCACCGAAGTCCCCACAGAGTCCCCACCAGTTTCCTTAAGCCGACTCCCCACCAACTCTCGAACAGCTTCATAAGCTTCAGTGTTTAGAGGGATGTATTTTGGATTGTCACCTTCTTTGTTGACCCGACTGACGAGTTCACGTCTTTGAATGTCAATGTCACGTAATTCGATCCGGTGAAGCTCACCTTTACGCATACCTGTGTTCCGTAGAATCTTGACAAAGAGGAACATTTCACGGTGGTCGTTCTCAAGGAAGTAATCGTACATGATATCGAGTTCCTTAGGGGAGACTACACGTTCCCTCGATTTACCCTTACGCTGTCGGAAGGCTTTCCAACTGATAACATTTTCGATAACAGTCGGAGTCCATACGTCTTTAGCGCGATTGAAGATGACAAAGAGGCTTGTGAGGTACTTATTGATTGTCGAACCTGACAATCCGTCTCTCTTCAGAGTGTTGACGATCTCAGCTACGTGTGATGAGTTGAACTCTCTGAGGTCTTTGATGTCCCCGACAATCTCTATGATACGCTTAACGTGTATCTTGGGGTTAGCTGAGTCCTTATTGTGATCCCATACCTCCGCACAGATACGCTCAAAAGCTAAGGTTAGACTCATCGTACTCTTACGCATCCACACAGGAATAAAAGGGGAGGCTGAAGTGTTAGCTTGGGTTGCCTCTCGGTTCTTCTTGATGTTGTCAAGTTTTGCTTGGTCTTTGAGTTGTTTCTCAAGCTCTTTGGCAAGCTCTTCGTTAGCAGTGTCTAGGGTATGATGATACCGGACACCGCCAACACAAAAGTCCACGTAGAAAGAGTTTCGTTTGGCATTGAAGTACATACCAACTCCTTTATAGTAAGTTGTTATTTGTTTATGATGGTCTTGAAGAAGTCTCTTACTTCAGGTTTGAGGATGATTGCTCTAGCTCTTCCTCTAGGGTCGCTGTCTAAAGGAACTAACTCAACGAGTCCCTCACGTTCCATGTTGATAGCGTATCGATTGATAATCTGAATGCGCCACTTGAGTTTTTCAGCATAATCCGTTTGCTTTAGTCCTTCTTCCTCATACACAGTAAGTAGAATTATCGCCATTCTCGTATGGATACCTGTTGGTCGCAGACCATCTAATGCCTTTACGCCGTTCAGCAAGTCCTGTAGTTGCATTTTGTTTCCCCTCAATAATAGTTAAAGCCCACTCAAGTCTCTTGACGGAATCCTTGAGAATCTCTACGATCTCAGGGGTTACCTCTTGGTATGAGTCAAAGAAAGACTGTTCAGCATCCTCATAGTAAAGCTCTGAACCATACAGCTCAATCACTTTATCTAATAACTTAATTTCCATAAATAGTACCACCTAATTATTTAAAGTAACATTAACAAGAGTGTTACCCTTAGATTGCTCAAGGGTAACATCAGGGGCGAAATAGTATCGCCTGATAGTTAACAAAGATAATTTTATGGCGTTTTGCCTTATTATACCTTTAGTTTGTTGCAGGAATGTTACAAAAATGTCACCAATGCCACACCAAAGCACCACTGTCGTCGTAAATAGCGTGACAATCTTCGTCATCTAAGAGTCTCTTTCGTCCACACTTTGAGATAATCTTTTCGACTTCCTCAGGTGTTGTCTTGCGTGTTTGCTCTCCGAGGTTTGTGATAAATGTAAAGCGTTTCATGAGTTGTCCTTTAGTAGTGTTATGTCAATCATTTCGTTGTACTGAGAGTCCCATCCGGTGAAGCTTTTGCCGTCTTCACTGATAGCCCCTCTGATGCCATGTTGTCGCTCAAGGATGAACAAACCTTCTTCCTTAGGGTGAAACCCTTGAAGGATGAGATCGATGAGGATACGTGCACCTGTGTTCTTCATAGCGTATCTCCAATACCCATATATCCGATGAGTAGGTTGAATACAGCGTCATGATGGTCTCCCCCAAGGCGTTCCATCTTTTCCATGTCCTCTTTTCGTCTATCAGACCAAAGTAGGTCACTTAGTAGGCAATCCCCGATAGGGTGCCAGTTATCATTGTTATCGATCTTACGGGATACGCTCAGGTGTTCATCCCGCTTGTGTCCGTTCTCATAATCGGTGAAGCTTGTTGCCTCCAAGAGGTAAACCCCACCTTTGTGGCAATGTAGGGTTCCGTAACTCATTATAGGTCTCCATTGATAACGACGAAGGTCGCTTTAGTTTCTCGGCAGTCGTTGACAAACTCAGTCCACTCTTGGGCATAAGCGTCATCTGACCACTCCGACCAATCGGGGTCTAAAGTCTCAGCTAAAGTGCTCATACGGATAAACCAAAGCTTGCACTCAGAAGGGTCATTTGGGGTCAACTCAATGATTCCCTCAAGTATGTCTTTAACGTCGCTTGTAAGGGCACTAGCGTGAAGCTCAAGGGTATGTAATAGGTATCCATGTGTTTTCATAGTTGCTCCAGTATTTGTTCGAGTAATTCCTTAAGGAGATCGTACTCATTTCGTGTTTTCTTGATGTACTCAAGAGCCATATCGAGACACATTCCGTCCGATAATTCTTCGTCCTGTGCCGTAAGGATTTCCTCGATGTCGTCTAAGATTTGGTGAGATGTTTTCATTTGTAAGCCTTTAGTTGAAAGTAAATGTGAACCTCTTTGGCACTTGAGGGAACCCCTAAGCTGTCAGCCTCATAAGCCCATGTTTCCTCTGAGAAGTCGGTGCAGTACAGTGTGTACTCGTCCATTTCCTCAGGTGTCTTAGGTGTCTTTGGTTTGTCGTCAGGGTTCGTGATGTGGTCATGCAGGTAATTGTCGTAAGCTTTCCACATAGCGTCCATAAGGTTTTCCTTATGTCGATCCCAAAGCTGAATAGCTGATTGAGGGTTGTACCCCTCGTTGTCATTGGTAACCTCACAGAGGAACGTCTGTTTCAAGACTTCATGCATTGATTGACTCATGACTTAATCCTTAATCCAGTAGGTAGTTCGTCCGTAACGTATACAGTCAACCGTCGCTATGTTCACGGTGCGGAAGTCCTCTTTAACGATGTCAAAGACCGTGATGTAATCGAAGACGTGAGTCTCAGTGTTCGGGTTAGGTTGGACTCCGGCATGAGCAAACATTTCTCGGTGTTCACCATCGATCTTGGTAAAGTGGACAAGGAACATTTCATCCCCGCGTTCTTTCATGTAGTTGTAAAGCTTTGTGCGTGCAATCATTTGAGGTTTCATTATAAGACTCCTTGGTCAGATAGGTAAATTTCGAGTGAGAACAGGTCGTTGTCGTTCATCATTTTTAGACCCTGTAATACGTCATAGTAAAGGGTCACCAAAGTATCGGTCGGTAGGTTGTAATCGAGTTTGGCAAAGTAGGCTGATGAGTAGCTCATAGTTCCACCCCGTAGCGTCCATCACGTGTGATGTCTAAAGGGTCTTCGATTAAGCCTTCCGTCCCGTCGTCATAAAGGTTGAATACCTCTTTGTCCTGTAAGTGAGCGTGTAGTGCCTCTGTAGGACTCAGTAAACGCATTCTCCAAGGGTTGCTCCCCATGTAGTAGCTTTCGAGGGCTACGTTAGCCATAGCTAGGGTCTCAAGTATCGCCTCGGTGTCTATGTGGTTAAGGCGAAGATTGCGTATCTCTTCTCGGTGTTCCTGTAGTGATTTCATAATGTCCCTCCTGTCATGATTTGTGCCCGTCGGTTTAGTACCGATGCGATGATGTCCTTAACCCATGCCTCTTTAGCAATCTCCCAACGTGCCCCTAGGTCACCTAGGTAGCGATTGATTTCGATTAGTTCCTGTTTAGTGCTCATTTTAGTTTCTCCTCAATTTCATCAATTTGTTGCTGTAGTTCGTATTCGTCACACTCAAGGTCATAGAGTTTATCCTTGAGCTTTTCGATCTTGAGTTCGACCCGATCTGCCTCTTTGGTCTTCCCTGAGAAGCATAGGGAGTCTAGGTCTTGCTGTAGGTCATAGATTTCGTCCTGTATGGCATTAACCTTGTCGGTCACCTGTCCTGATTTGGTCTCAAGTTTTGCTAGGGTAGCCATAAGGCGTTCCCGCTGTTTGATAGATAGGTTCATAATGTCCCCCTTGATTTAGTGCTGTAGGAAGACCACAGAGGTCACCTGAGCTTGTTTAGTCATGCAGTAGTTGCACTCAGTAGCACCGAAGCCGCAACCTGTAGCCGTTCCCATAGTGGCAGGGCAAGCGAAAGCCCCCTTGAGTTGTTGATTGATTACGTGGTCACCCTTTCCGTAGTTGATTTCGCCGTACTGTAGAGAGTTGATAACTGTCACGTTAGTCAGACCTTTAAAGGCAGAAAAATCCCAGTCACCCTCACGTTTGGTGTAGGTGTAGAAGGTCACCTCAGGTAGTGCCTCAGCGATTGTAGTCCACTTGTTTAGGTACTCTTGAGAGTAGAATTCCCCCGACTCATGAATGCGGACTACAGAGAGACCTAGAGTGCGGATCGCCTCGATTACTAGAGTAACGAATACGTCAGTTTTAGAGAGGGCTAGTTTGTCCTCACGAGATACCAATACGGAAGGGAAACGTGCTTGAGATTTCATAGCGTAGCACCCTTTACACTCCATACCACAAACAGCTTTTCCCGCTGTAATATTCCAAACACCGATAGCAGTGGATAGTTTGGCATTGCCGACTTTAATGATACGTTGAGCGTTAGCTTTAGTCATAGGTTGTCCTTTTAGTGTGATGTTTTAATACGAGTCAGAGTCCCTTTAGTAGGACTCTCACAGGTAGTAAAATAGGCATTAGAGTACCGTGTGGCGTTTGACAATAGTAATTCAAAGAGCACCTTAGTATCTGAGTCGTCCGACTGAGAGTCTATCCTAAGGATGTTATAAAGGTCTTCCTGAGTGATAGCGAACTACCAAACCGATGAGAGCAGTTTACAGGAAGTTAGCTTAAGAGTCCCTGAAGTGAGAGTCTCTTTTTCCTAGGTCGTTTATATCTTCAATTCAAGAGCATTTTTAAGTGATACCCTTGCAGGTACCTCGCCCGTCACCCGTCCCACCCTGTAATCCTTCCGCAATAAGCATCGGGCAGGGCAGGTCGTTTAAATAGTGCATTACATCGACTGACACTGTGAAAAAAGAGAGACTCACTAAGGTGGGACTCTTAAGGCTGTGAAATAACGCGGTTGCTAAGTGAACCGATGCCGAGATTATGGCACGAGTCACCTGAGAGAAAGCTGAAGAGTTTCGGTTACCGTGTACCTGCGTGCATTATGCGCGATCCTACGTGCGTGCTATGCGATCCCGTGCGTGTTGCTTGCGTGTCATGTAGGCACCACCTGCGCGGGCGCGTCTAAGTAGTGCGTGGGTATGCCTTGCGTGTTGCTTGCGTGTTGTGTGAGTGGGCGTGCGGTGACCCCTGCGAGAATGCAAAAATAGCCACTCAAAAATGAATGACCGTTCACTCAAGCCTCACCCTACGCGTACACCTGCACACACCTGCGCGTGACGTATGCGTGGGCGTAATGTGCCTCCACGTCGGGCATATAACCCGATGAGAACCCCATGATTTAGGGGGTTGATGCACTGTGGTGGGATAAAGTGGCGTAATAGTCCCCACCGCCTCACTCATCCTACTCTTACGCGGGCGTGTGCCTGTGCCTATCGTGGGCGTGTGGTGTGTGCATATCGTGCGCGGGTGTGGTGTGCGTGTGCCCCCACGGGGGGTGCGGGCGTAGCGCGAGTACCGAACATACCCTTTCAGAAATTTCTACCAAAAAACTCAAGGACCACTCGCGTTCTTACTATGAGGTCCCAGTGGTAATACTCTAACTGCCCACCTAAGTGTTACACAAGCGGTACTGTAACTCTACCTAAGTGTCACTGTGCGTCATTCTAAGGCACCTAGAAGGCACGAACTATAGTCCACCTAAGTCTTACTATTCCTGAAGACTATCGTGGCTCCTAGAGTCGGTAAAAAACCCATTACAAAAGACCCCATCGTTGGCACATCTTCTAAGGCTTACGTGATATTCTCACGACTTAGACTGGAGAGGTGGATGGGGTATGTTGTAATAGGTTCATTGTTTGCATGATAGGTAAGACCTAAGTCCTACCCAAGTTCGATCTGTTTTGTTACACGTTTAGCACGGTCACCGACTTGGGCCGCCCAACGGGATTTCATCATCTCGACTGAAGCTTCTTTGTATTTCC